CTGATCAGCCCCGAGGGCGGGCGACACGCTACCGGCTGCAAGCATTTCAATGCGGCGGCTGATGTCGCCCGGCACATCGTCAGCGGCCAGGCCCATGGCACGGCGAATAGCCGCCGCCTTGTCACCGTCACCCGCCAGGGCGGCCACCATGGCGCGCATGTTGTCCAGCCCACCCTGTGCGGCCTCGTTGGCGCGGGCCAGCTCGGCAGCGGTCAGGCCGCGCACCACCCACTCGGGCGGGGCGTCGGCTGCAAACCAGCTTTGCAGCTCGGGCACGGGCAGCGTTTGCTGCCGGGGCGCCAAAGCGGCATTCAGAAACTTCTGAATGTCCATGGCAGCTTAGGCCTTGACGTCCACCGACTCGACCGCCGGGGTGACCGTGAAGCTGGCCTTGAAGTTGGTGCTGCCACCGCCCGCAGGAAAGCTGCGGCTCACGCCCAGAATGCCCTGCGTGAGCTGCTTGGGCACGGTCTTGTCACGGTCAGGGCGGAATTCCATCCAGATATTTTTGCCCTTGAAGGCCAGCACACCGTCGGTCAGGCCGTTGGTCAGCACCGCATTGAAGCTGGCCTGCCCCAGGCTGGAGCTGGCACTGCCCACCGGGCCGTCATAGGTGCTGGTGGAGCTGATGCTGTAGGTGGATTCGGCGGGCGTCCAGTCGGAGGTGTTGGCAATCGGGGCAAACAGCGGCACAGCACCCCGGATGTACACCTTTTTTGGCACGCTGGCGGTGTGGATCAGGGGCAGGCTGGCCGCAAAGTTGATCTTGCCCAGCGCGTAGTCCAGTGTGTACACGGGATAGTCTGCGCGCTCCACGTGCAGGCCCGGCACACTGTAGATTTGCCCGGCGGTGACGGGGCCAGCAACGCTGGTGGTCACGCGCACTTGGCCAATCTCGATACTGTCCACCGGAATGAAGGGCGGGCCACCGGCGGCGCCACGCACCTCGCTGAAGGTGGTGCTGGCCCCGTCGGTACCGGCCACCACGGCAATGGCACCGGCGTTGGTGACGGTAACGCTGCACACCTTGGCCACGGCCGTGGCCGGGCGGGTGATGGTGGGGGTGGCAGCCGCCACGCTGATGACACCTGCCGCATCGGCCCCGGTGGCAGCGGCCATGCTGGCCGTGAGCGCAGCCACGTTGATGGTGTTGTTGGTGGCATGCACCGTGATGGCACCGCCCGTCAGCAGCCCATAGGGGGCCACCACCGGCTCGGCACCGGCCACGGCGCTGATGGGTGAAAAGCTGGCGGCAAAGGTGGTGTTGTCACCCGCATTGGCAGCGGCTTCAAACGGATAGGCGGTCTGGCCTGCCTCATAACGAACGATCGGGTTGCCCATGGGATGCTCCTTAAAAAATAGCGTAACTAACTGATGACGGCAGGCTGGCCGCGCAGGTGCTGATAAAACACGGTAAAAGTGGCCTCGGCAAACACAAACTTGCCCGCCTCAAGCTGGATGCCCCCGCCCGTGGCGTTGACACTGGTGGCCAGGCCGCCAAAGGTGGGGTCGGTGTACATGGCGGTGATGAGCGCGGCCAGCGCGGCATGCGCCTGGGTGCGCTGGGCATCCCGCGTGCTGCTGGCGGCCAGCTCGGCCCGGCCCACGTTCAGGGGCAATGTGCACAGGGTGGTGTCGTAACTGTCAGACCAGGTATCAATGCCGTCTTGCACAATGGTCACCGGCAGATCACGCTCGTCTTCCGGCGTGGGCAGGCCGTAGACCCCCCCAACGGCGGCCACAATGGCCACCAGCAGGCGCTCACGCACGCTGGCGGTCATGCCAGTGGCTCCGGTGGGTGCTGCTTGACCAGCAGGTAACGCATGGCGTCCAGCAGCTGGGCGGTGAGTTCGGCACCGGCATCGGGCAGGATGTCGGTGCGCACGCCGGTAAACACCTGGCTGAGTGAGGGGCCGCTAAACATGTGCAGCTCCCGGCCTGTGCCAGTGCGCGCTGCAATGCCCAAATTCTGGCCCCCGTTGAGCACAATAAAAAACGGCTTGTTGTGGTTGTAATGCGGCACAAACTTGGCACCGCCATTGGGCTTGACCTTGATCTTGATGCCACCTGCGGGCACCAGCGGCGGCCTGATCCAGCCCACCTTGTCACCACTGATGGTGGCATCGGTGGAAAAGCGGCTCAGCAGCAACCCGCGTGATGGCGTGCTGATGGCCCCACTCAAGCGCGTGCGGCTGGCTTTGCGCACGGTGAGCCGGTCGCCCACATAGGCGGCGCTCAGGCGCACCTGGGTGCGAATGGCTTTGCTGGCCGCTGTCTTGATCTTGGGGGCGCACTTGTTGATGGCAATGCGCAGGGCATCGGCACTGTTGCCGCCCACAAATTCAAAGGCGCTGACGGCATCGGCCACAGCGGCCTCATCCACAGCCACGGCGTAGCTGATGCTCATGCGACAAACACCCGGTGCTCTTGGGCATCACTGCCCTGCAGGCTGTCCACGCGCCAGGTGCGCGCACCAATGGCAAAGGTGTCACCCGAGCGCGGGGCAGCTGCCACCTGCGCGGTACGCACGCTGATCACTGCCGTGCGCACATTGACCTGGGCCTGCTCACCATAACGCGTGAGGTCGGTGTCCACCAGCACCGTGCAGGCCGTTTGCACGGCGTTGCGGTCGGTGTAGGTGGCGGCCTCGCCTGCCGTGATGTAAATCCGGTCAAGCGCCCGCGCAATGGCATTCTGGAACAAACCCACGATGAGTGTCCTGTTGGAGCTGCTTACGCCGCCACAGCCGTCACAGCGCCCAGCTTCATCCACACCGTGGGGCTGGGGTTGGCTGCATCAGATACCGCGATGCCAACACATTGCTGCGAGGTGGTGGTTTTGTTGACCACCTTGCCAGCCGGGTCCCAAAACAGGCGGTCACCGATGGAAATGGCCAGGGCGCTGGTTTTCCCGATCTCAACCACCCCTTCGGTCAAAAACTCACCGTTGGCATTGGCGGCCACCGCGTTGGTGGCCACGCCAAATAGGCTCACACCGAATAGGTAGCCTACGCCCGAAGCAACAGCCGCCGTGGGCTTGAGGGTGAGGGTTTCGCCCTCTTGTGTGAAATTGATCATGCCGGCAGCGCCAACCATGGACAGGCCCATGGCCACGTCGGGCGAGACCAGGGCACCAAGATTGATGCCTGCAGCCTGTGCTGCGATGGATGCAAGCCCGATGGCTGCAACAACAGCCAGGGCGAAGAGTTTGGAGGTTTTCATGTCAGGGTGCTTTCTGAAATAAGGGTGTTTTTTGGTTGGATCGTCCAGCCCTTGCGGGCCGGACAGACATCGGGTTTACGCGCCGTTCGCCTTGTACAAGCCACGGAAATCGATGGCTTTGGCAGCAAAGTCCAGGCGGCACTTGTAGGAGACACCATCGGTCTCAAAGCCCACCTCGGACTCGATGACCGGGCCTTCCGCGCCGTCCAGGTAGCAGTACTCCACGGTGTCCACCTGCGAGCTGGCCGCGCCCATGTACCAGGCGGTGGCGCTGTTGGCGTCCAGAATGGGCTCCACAATGGGGGTGACCGCAGTCTTTCCTCCGGTGCGGAATTCATTCACCGTGGCTGCAGTGGCGGGCACGTAGTTGCTGCTGGTGAGCTGGTAGGCCGTGTTTTCCAGCGCAGCGGGCACGATGAGGTAGCTGGGCGCCAGGTTGAGTTCTTCGCCGCTGAAACCTTTTTGCAGGCGCATGGCGGTGCGGGCCGTGGCCATGCTGGAGAGCTGCAGCGCACTGGGGGCGCCGGTGGCCAGGTTGGCATGGCCGCCTGCAGTGGTGACGGCCGTGGCATTGAACAGCGCACCACCGTCAGCCAGATTGGCATTGGCGGTGAGCTGGGCGTACACGGTGCGGTTTTCCAGGCGGCGGGCGGCAAAGCCAAAGGCCGACACCAGACGCTCAAAGCTGCGCAGGTCGTCATTGATGATGGCCGCGCGGGTCAGGCTGATGATGCGGCCATAGGTCAGCACGGCGTAGGTCTCGCCGCCGTCGGTCATCTTGCCGTATTTGAACTCGCCGTGTTCGTTGGTCTGCAGCAGATCTGGCGCGCCAGAGAGTTGCACCACGCTCAGGTTTTTGAAGTCCGGCGCATTGGGGGCGCGGCGGGCCCACATGCTGTAGGTGCCGGGGTTTTCGTCGTACGCGCTGCGCAGGCGTTTGTTGGCCACGTTGGCAAACAGGCTGCTGAAGTCGGTGGTGCCCATGCTGCCCACAGCACGGTACTGCAGGATGCGACTAGCCCGCTCAAGGTTCGGGAGTCCACGCGTCTGCACACCATGCGCCGCCAGGAAGTCGGCGCCAATTTCCAGCAGGCTCATGCCGCGGTACTGGCGGCCGTTGTCGTCGAGCTTGGTCGCGGGGGCAATGCGGTGCAGGATGGCCTGCTCGATGCCAGCCATGCGCACTTGCATCTCGTCCTGCACGGTTTCGATGCGGGCGTTGCGGTGGCCACCGGCAGCGGCGTCGCGCACGGCCAGCTCAGAGAGCACGGCGGCGCGGGCGGCGTCAAGGGTCTGGCCAGAGCGGATCAGGCCGCCAGCCAGTTGGCTCACGCCGTGGCG